TGGTCTATTTTTGAGCAAGCATTCATGACCTTGGAAATCAATACTACTAGGGGTATCGCAGCCCAAGTGCTTCGTCACCGTTCTTTTACATATCAAGAATTTTCGCAACGCTATGCTGATTCATCCTTGTTAGGTTTTGACAAAATTCCTTTGCCTGCCTTGCGTCGTCAAGACACTAAAAATCGACAGAACTCTATCGATGACCTAGACCCATTTGAAGTTCAGAACATTGAACGCCAAATGCAAACTTTGTTTGATTCTTCCATGGCATTATATAAACAAATGCTAGAACGTGGAATTGCAAAGGAGTGTGCTCGTTTCGTGCTCCCCCTCGCCGTACCCACAAAAATGTATATGACAGGCTCAGTTCGCTCATGGATTCATTACATCGATTTGCGTTCTGCTAATGGAACTCAGAAGGAACACATGGATCTTGCTTTAGGTGCTAAATGTGTTTTTAGTGAACAGTTTCCATCTGTTGCAGCGGCATTAGAATGGATTTAATAAATATTGATACATCACTTCACAAATTAAAAATATGGAGGTATGACTTTGCCAACTTATAGATTTGAAAATACTGATACAGGTGAAACTTTTGAGAAGTGGATGTATATGGCAGAAAAAGAGCCGTATCTTGCAGAGAACCCACATCTCAAACCACTTGCTCCAACACAAATGAATGTTGGGGAAGTAGGAGATTGGGCAAACAAACTTGTCAAACAAAAACCTGGTTGGAATGAAGTTCTAACTAGAGCATCAAAAATGCCAGGATCTAATGTAAAGCCAATCACCTGATTTTATGCCACGTAAAAAAGTAGAAAGTCCAGTTCCATTCGGAATGAGTAATAAGCAAATGAAAAGAAAAAAACCAATCAATTTAGATTTTGCAAAAAAGATTGAACCTCTTACAAAAAATCAAGAAGAACTTTTTCGTTGTTACAAACTGGATCAAAACTTAGTTGCCTATGGTGCAGCAGGAACAGGAAAGACCTTTATCACCCTCTACAATGCTCTCAGAGACGTTCTAAGCGATCGTACACCCTATGACAAGATTTACATTGTTAGGTCACTTGTAGCGACCAGGGAGATTGGTTTCCTCCCTGGAGATCATGAAGACAAATCATCTCTCTATCAAATTCCATATAAGAATATGGTAAAGTATATGTTTGAGATGCCGACTGATGCAGACTTTGAAATGCTTTACGGTAATCTAAAAACTCAAGGAACTATTGGTTTTTGGAGTACTTCATTTATTCGTGGCACTACTCTTGATAATGCAATCATTATTGTGGATGAGTTCCAAAACTTGAATTTTCACGAACTTGATAGTATTATTACTCGTGTTGGTGAGAATACTAAAATTATGTTCTGTGGTGATGCCACACAGTCAGATCTCACAAAGCAGAATGAGAAAAATGGTATTGCTGACTTTATGAGAATTTTGAGAGCAATGCCTTCGTTTGATATCATTGAGTTTGGTCTTGAGGATATTGTTCGTTCTGGTCTATGTAAAGAATATCTTGTTGCAAAAACTGAATTGAGTCTTTAATGTTTAATCATATTGATTTGGATCTCCCGTCACTGGAACGCGAAACCATTGACGGGGTTCGTTATTATTCTATCCCAAATGGTGTAGACCTAATAAAAATGGTCTCCATCACTTCTATCACTTCGCATTTTAATAGAGAAAAGTTTGCTGCTTGGCGTAGAAAAATTGGTGAGGAGAAAGCCAATAATATTACACGCAAGGCAACAAGTAGGGGAACAGATATGCATACTCTTACAGAGTATTATCTGAAGAACAAAGACCTCCCTACAGTTCAACCTATTTCAGAGCATTTATTTAAAATTGCTAAACCAACTTTAAATCGTATAAATAATATTCAAGTACTTGAAGGTTCTCTTTACAGTCAATACTTAGGTGTTGCAGGTACAGTTGACTGTATTGCCGAATTTGATGGAGAACTTTCAATTATTGACTTTAAAACATCAAAACAACCCAAACCACGAGAATGGATTGATGGTTATTTTGTTCAATGTTGTGCATATGCATGTATGCTCCATGAAATGACAGGTATTTCTGTTAAAAAGTTTGTAATTATTATGGCATGTGAAGATGGTGAATGTGTAGTTTACGAAGAATACGATAAGTCAAAATATATTAAACTTCTTACGCAATACATCAAAAAGTTCGTAACGGATAAGTTAGAACAATATTCTTGACATTAATATAAATTTTCTGTAGAATACTACAAGACTTTGGATATAAGAATTTGCACATTACAGTTCTAGGTACTATGGAGAACGAATTAGAAAAGGTATTGGAAAGTAAATTCTTTTGCCAGTCTAAGTTTGCACAAGAAATAGAAGAACTTGTTCGTGATAATTCTGAAATGAATTATATCGATGCAATAATTCATTTTTGCGAGAAAAATAATATTGAATTAGATTCCGTGCCAAAACTCATATCAAAACCTTTAAAAGATAAGTTAAAGGCAGAAGCGATGGAGTTAAACTTTTTGAAGAGAACCTCCAGAGCAAAATTAATTTTTTAATTCATTTTTGGTTGAAAAAAAGTCCGGCAAAATTTTTACGTGATTACTTTTTATAATGGCACCATTTGAAGCTTATAAAACTTATCTTGCTCTAAAGAATCATTTCACCAAAAGTGGTTATGATTATTATAAGTATAATAAAAAAACCCGAGCAAGTATTCAATCATTTTATAAACGTAAAGACCGATTCTGGTTTGAAAAAGTATCAAGACAAAAAACAGAAAAAGAAGTAGAACATTTTTTTGTTTCTAATTTTATTACATGTAGTGATCCACAAACATTGTGGATTGGTGAAATTATTAGAAACGGAGAAGGCAATTATAGAGGGTGGCAGAAAAAAATTCAATCACTATCTTATGTCTTTAAAGAAGAAATAGAAACTATTTTTAATGCTGCAAATTTCGATTCTTTATTTCATGTAGAAGGGTCTAGACATCCAACTATTCTAAAAATGCATCTTCAAGATAAAATATCTTTGGAAACAATGATTATATTGGATAGAATTCTTGGATATAAAGTAAAATTTGATAAAAAATTAGATGATCCAGTATGGCAGTTAATATCTATGAAAATGTCTAAGTATAGTCCTTTTCTAAATACCGATGTATTTCGTTTTAAAAAAATTCTTAAGCAAGTAGTTTTAGGAGAAAAATGAGTTTCTTTGATTCAGAAGTTGTCCGAGCAGAGATGACTGAAATTTCAGAACTTCAGGAGGAAGTTTATAAAAATGTATTTGGATTCCCTACTATGAGTAGAGAAGAAAAAGTACATCATGTTGGGATGATGGAACGTTTGTTGAACAAGCAAAAAGTTCTTTATACCCGTATGAGTCTCTCTGATGATCCAGAAGCAAAGGAAATGAAAAAGAGAATGGGCGATTCTGCTGCTATGATGGGGTTACCCCCTGATATTGATATGAATATTATTTTTAAAAATATGTCCAGTCTTCTAGAAACTATGCGTAAACAGATTGACAACACAGGTTCAGACCTGTAGAATAACGAAGTCCACAAAAGCCAAATCCAAACAAACCGAGGTAATCCAAATGTCTTTTGCAAATCTTAAAAAGCAGTCTCAACTTGGTTCTCTGACTGACAAACTGGTCAAGCAAGTTGAAAAAATGAACAACACTGGTGGTGGAGGCGCTGATGAGCGTTTCTGGAAACCTGAGATGGACAAGACTGGCAATGGTTATGCAGTCATTCGTTTCCTGCCCGCTCCTGATGGCGAAGATCTTCCCTGGGTGAAGATGTATTCCCACGCTTTCCAAGGACCTGGTGGTTGGTATATTGAGAACTCTCTGACCACTCTGGGTCAGAAAGACCCTGTTTCTGAACACAACCGTGAACTGTGGAACAGTGGTATTGATGCAGACAAGGAGACTGTTCGTAAGCAAAAGCGTAAACTGTCTTACTACGCAAACATCTATGTTGTGCGTGACCCTGCTCATCCTGAGAACGAAGGTCGTGTCTTCCTGTATAAGTTCGGCAAGAAAATCTTTGATAAGATTCTTGCTGCTATGCAACCTGAGTTTGAAGATGAAGAACCTATCAACCCCTTCGATTTCTGGAGTGGTGCTAACTTCAAACTGAAACTGAAGAAAGTTGCAGGATACTGGAACTATGACTCTTCTGAGTTTGATCGTGTCAAACCTCTCCTGGACGATGATGATGCACTTGAAACTCTCTGGAAAAAGCAGTATTCTCTAAGTGCCCTTGTTGCTGAAGACCAGTTTAAGTCTTATGATGACTTGAACAAGCGTCTTAAGTATGTCTTGGGTCAGAAGTCTGCTCCATCAACTGTTCGTGAACAAGAAGAGCAGTATTCTAGTTTCGAGCAACGCACTCCTACTCGTGAAGAGAACGTAATGCAAGAACTGGAGCAGTCTTATCAGCGTAGTAAGTCTGAACTTCCTAGTGATTTAAAAAATGAACTGAACTCTCTGAGTGATGGACGTGATTTCAACTCATCTGACATTACAAAGTCTTCATCAACTGAAGAAGAGGATGATGCTCTAAGTTACTTTCAGCGTCTTGCTGAAGAGTGATTAATATTCATATAATCTGATATTATCACCTTTTTTCAAGGTGGGGGTCAAATATTGATCTCCACCTTTTTTATATGGCATAATTTCTTCAAGATCATTTATTATAACATTTAAATATTCAGGTTTTAAGACGAAGATATTTCTCTTAGCATTTTCAATTTTTTCTTCATGTTCATAATTTGTTACTTCTTTTAGGAAAGAACTTGTTGGAACATTTTGATAAAAACCTAATTGCTCATCATAGTATTCATAATAAAATGAGTTACCACTGGTTTCTGATCTAAACAGAACTTCCTCTGAATTATTGGAACTTATTGTTGGACTTGCTATTAGCGGTGCTGATGGAAGACTATATTTAAACTCTCTAACAATATTATCACCACTAGATTTAACTACACTAATAACAATAAATCTTCCGTTATATTCATTTTCAGAGACGTTTTCAATTATAATTTCGCTGCCAACATCGAGGTTTAAGATGCCGTTCTTAGGAGTTACTGATACTGTAGTTGATGAAACGACACCATTACCAGAAAATATTTGATTAATTTTACTATTGTTAAACTTTATAAAATTGCCATTAGTATTCCAGTTTTTTGGAAGTATAGTTCCTTTTTTTAATAAAACTGCTCCTGCAAAGTTTTTGATATCCTCGCTTACTTCATAATTATAAATTCCATTAAACAATTTATCATAAGAACCATACTTTTCGAGCATTAATTTATCAAATACTGCTTGTTGAGTTGGCCATTCTGTTTGAATGTTCACAATATTATTTGCTAATAAAATAACCCAATCTAGTGTAGAATCATTGTAGAAATTAAAAGCAACGTTATCTGGTCTTTCATCACCTATAATTTGATATTTGGTAAAGAAAGTTAGATTTTCAAAGATGTCTTCACGAAGTTTTCCACGTTTAAATAAATTTTTGACAGCAACATAATCAGATATTGTTTTATTATCTGCTCGTCTATTGACGTATTCAAAATTTGGAACTTGTCTGAAATAACTTGCCATTTTAGAAACCTATGTGATCATCAGGTATTGCGGGAGAGAAATCTACCTTATCTGGATCTGCTAGAGGACCTGTTGAATATTGATTATTCTCAAAATAATCAGTATCTACAACTGGTAGCAATTCTTGGAACTGCATCGTAATTCTATATGCGGTCATTGTGCCATCCTCAAATGTCATATATGAATTATCTGGATTATAATCAACATTGAACGATTTCAAACCACACTCTTTAATTTGATTTAGTCCTGGATGAACACCTCCAGTTTTTCCATATACATATTTAATTTTAAAAACATTTGGAGCTTTGAGGAAAAGATTATTATTCGTTTCTTTCACTGCCATTCCTTGTTTGAAATATCTAATAATTGTTCTAATTTCTTTTGCTTCATCTTTACTTCTTGCTGCCAAGAAGAATGAGAAAGTAAATGGTCTTAACATTGGTCCACGAAATAATAATTCAGTGTTTGGATTAAAGATAGCACCTTGAGTTCTAGATAGTAAATTTTTAATACCTAATGCTTCCTGAAAAGCAAGAACTTTTCCAGCCTGCGCTACATCTGTTAAAAAGCTATTATTCTGTCCTATATTTGTACCGTTTGTCATGGCGTCTTTCAAAATCTTTGATGATCCAGAGGGATTATTTAATAAACCTATTCCTATCGCCTGAATTGGATTTATTTGTCCTGAACCCCATTCTACTAAGTTTTGATCTGTAATTTTAGATTGTATTGGTAAAGTTACTGATGTCTGTATTGGTTTTAGGACTCTTTGTTTGGATAGGGAAAATAAATCAGATACCGTTTGCCCCTCATTTTTTAATCCTGAATATTCAAGTTGAGTAAACTGAATGACATCTTGTGTGTCTGATATATTTAAAGGATATTTTAAGTTTGATTTTCCTCCATATTCATTTTTAGATCTGGCTGCTTTTAGATTTTTAGATGAAAATGCAGCATCAAGTGCTTTTGATGCTTCTTTTACTGGATCAACTTGAGATGATAAATTTGTTTTATTTCTTACATCTGCAGGAGATAGACCTTCTTCTTTACTAATTGCTTTCTGCGTAACAGCATTGACGGTTAAAAACTGACCTTTTTTTCCGTTGTTTATATTACCAATATCCCTTTTAAACAAACTTGAAGCACTTGTAGTATCAAGTGCTTCATCAATAGCAGAATTGTTGGGTGTGTACTTGCCCGTTTTTCCATTTCTTGTTGCAAGAATAGCATAATACTTGGAACTATCTTGATCTCTAACGTCCGAACCTAATTTATCAAACTGTTCTTTGGTTATTTCTTTATAAATTTTTGAATTGACATCAGAAACTATTCCATTATTATCATTAACAGAATATTCTGCTCTTACTGACATCTT